GAAAAAGCCGTTACCGTTGAGGATTTGAAGAAAGACCCGGAACCCGAACCACAACCGGAACCGGAGGAAAAGAAAACCAAGACCGTAAAGAGAACCACACGAAAAACGGCAAAAGCGGCGGAAAACAAGCCCGTCAAGGAAAAGAAAACCGCAAAACGTACAATTACACCAAAAAAAGAAAAAGTGGCTAAAATCGAAGGAAAACAGCCTAAAAAGCCGGAACCCGTGACAAAGAAAGATTTGTTGAATACTGAAATTGATATTTGATTATGAAAGGACGTATAAACATAAACAGACCAACTCCCGGCATACAACGTGTTGTTTTGCCACGTGTGGGGTTTATCAAAGTAGGGTATAAGGAGAAAGCAACCAACGGAAAAGAATATCCAAAAAGTGTTGACTATTTTATTGCTAATGGAAAGTATGCCGGATTGTTTACCAAAGCATACGGCGAAAAGCCGCAAACTATTCAAATAATTTTCCCGGATGATTGCCCGGAAAAGGTTTGCAATGAAATGTACGAATACCGGGACGACGACGGGCGACGCATAGCATACGGCGATGGGGAAACGTTCTTTGTGTGGAACGGGAAACAATATGCACAATACAGTACAAAGGATTATCCTAATTTGATGGCAGGGGTTGCGGAAAAGCACCCCAACCG